CCACAAGGCCCTTGGCAATGCTGGAAATGCTGATGCTCCACCACACGCCATCCAGTCCCAGCACGGTGGCGCTGAGCAGGATGGCCATGGGGATGCGGGCAGCGTTGCCGATGACCCCGGCCAGTGTCGGAGGCATGGGCCGCCCTAGACCCTGGAAGGCGCCGGAGGAGGTGATCTCCAGGCACATGAGGATCTGAGAATAGCCCATGATACGCAGATAGCTTACGCCGGTGCGGACCACCTCTTCCTCCTGGATGAACACTCGTACCAGAGGTGCGGGGAACACCACCAGCATAACGGTGGTAAAACAGCTCCATGCGACGATCATTCCCACGGCCGTCCAGTATCCCCGGCAGATACGGTCCAGTCTGCGGGCACCGAAGTTCTGGGCAATAAAGGCGTTTACTGCGGTGGCGAAGCCCTCCGCTGTGGTATAGGAGATGGATTCGATCTGGGTGCCCACCTTTTGAGCGGCAATGGCGGCGTCCCCCCAGCCGGCCACGATCCGCGCGATGAACATGGAGAGGCTGGAAAAAAACATGCTCTGGATGGACACCGGAAGGCCGATCCGCAGCATCTCCAGCCATGCCCGTCCCTGGCTGGGCCGGAAGGGATGGATATGGGGAAAGAGGGTGGTCTCCCGCCGGGCGGCGAGGAGGAACATGGCGGTCACAATGGCCTGAGCCAGCACGGTGGCTGCTGCCGCTCCGGCTACCTCCATCCGGGGGAAGGGGCCCACCCCGAAGATCATCAGCGGGTCCAGCAGGATGTTGCCCACCAGGCCCACCGCGGTGGAACGCAGGACCACCACGCTGCTGCCCATGGCGGTAAACAGGCCGGTAAAGATCTGGTTGAAGAAGGAGAAAAGAAAACCCAGCGCGACGATCACCAGGTAGACCCGGGCGTCTGAGTTGACCTGGGGGCTGTTCAGCTTAAAAAAGGCGATCAGAGGCCCGTTGAGGAGGATGCACATGGCGGTAAACAGGATGACCAGCAGCGCGCCCAGATGGAAGGCCGCCTGGCCGTAACCAGCGGCGCGCTCCGGGGCCTGCGCCCCCAGCTCATGGGCGACCTTTACCTGTCCCCCCAGGCGGGGGATCATGGCCAGCCCGTTGGCCAGCCACAGATACATCCCTGCCGCCCCCACTGCCGCCACCGCGTCGGCAGAGAGCCGGCCGATCCAGATCATATCGGTCATGTTATAAGCCATCTGGATCAAGGAGGTGGCCATAATAGGCAGCGCCAGACTGGTCAGGCTTCCGACGATGGAGCCCTCCAGCAGGTCTACATTTCGTGCCACGTGATCCCTC